AATCGATTCTTCGCGGACAATCCGACCAGTCGCGCCGTTCCCGGTGGCCAGCCTAGATACGTGTCGGAATTAGTCGATCGTCGATACTCGCGAAGTGCTGCCGGATTGATGGTCGCGAACTTGCGACGAATTATCACAATCTGATCTGCCACGTCGACCGATAGCCCGTCGACTTGTTCCCCGTTTTCGGTGACGATCGCCGCACCGTTCCAGTCGCGGTCGCAGGGCTCGGTGGTCGTCACGTCCGTCCATTCGACGTCGACCGTGCCCGGCTCGATCGTCTCGCCCGTATAGGTGACAACGACCATCCAAAACACCGGACCAAGCGGGCTTGGAACGATCGAACTCACCTCAGCATCGACTCCGCTCGGATGCGGTGCCCCTAGTGGCGGAATCCCGATTGCATTGGCAACCACGACAGCATCGTCTGCCGGGTCGTCGACGAGCACCTGATAGCCTTCCGTCAACGCCCATTGCTGGTCGAACGGATCATACGTTTCGGACGTGAACGACCCACCCGACTTGCTCCACATTTTGCTGACGTCGACTACACTCATAGGGTCGGCACCAGTTGGGTTTGGTTGGCGGTGTTCTGCCGGATCTCCCGAAGCTCGCTCTCCGATGCCATCGCCGCCGCCGATGTCGCTTCGGTCGGGCCCAGCAGTTTGGCGATTCCGTCCGCGATCTTCTGCATGATGTCCTCGCGACGCTCCGCGGGGCCGCGGGTCAGCAGCCGACCTTCGGACGCCTGCAACGCCGCTTGACCTCCGCCGGCACCGGCGAAGCCCTTTTCGCCTAGCTTGTCGTCTATCTTTTTGTTAAGCGAAACGTCGATGTCGGTCGCCAACGCATCGCCTACTCCGTCGCCCATCTTGATCGCTCGCGCGGCAAACTTTGCGGCGAACTCTTCGCCTAAGCTTTCGCCGATCGATCCGACAGTTTCAGCCAGGTCTTTTTCTCGCTGCGAAATCTGCCGGCCCGCGATGTCGGGAAGTGCCGAGACTGTCGACTCAAATCCTTCGAGGTAGGACCGCCCCGCGATCTCTCCAAGCTGGCCGAGCACGTCCGACGACCCGCCGCTTGCGATGAAATCCCACAGGGCACGGAAGGTATCGATCAGCTTGCGAACGTGGTTCATTGAAATCGTCACGGCCGCGACCAGTCCATCGCGAATGAGTGCGACGAAGTTTTCGGCGAACCACGAGGCATAGGCCGGGATCACGACGGTCAACGCGTGCATCACGGCGCCGGACAGTTGCAGCAAATACAACTCCGCCTGTGCGACCATCACGGCCCACACCTTGTCCAGATTCGTGACGCCTACTTCGATAAAGGTAAACGCCGCGATGATGCCGTTGACGGCTTGGACCACCTTCGCTTTCACCCAGTCCATCAGCGGGCCGATGTTTTCTAAAAGCTTGTTGGCATACTCGACAGCCGGGCCTAGCACAGTTTGCAGCGACTCCGACAGCGTGATGATGCCCTGGTTGATCAGCATCCGAAACGGCGCGATCAGAGCCCCGACCGATTCCATCAGGTCGCCAAAAGCATTGGACGCCCTCTCTGACGTTCCCGATACCGTTTGGCTGGCGTCCGCCTTTGCGAGTAGGCCGCGGGTCGCAAGGTCCATCACGGCCGCTAGCTTTTCTTCGTCCGTCGTCATTGACTTGATAGCGGGAATCTGCCTTTGGATGGCCTCGAAATTTCCCTCCATCGCTTGTTGTACCGTCCGCATGGAAGCGTCCAATCCCTTGCCCGTCGCCTCCGCCAGTCCGATGGTTGCCTTGGTCACGGCTTCCAATTGATCGGCCCCGACGCCAAGCGTGCGGGCCTGCTTCATTAGGCCGATTGTGGCCTCGTCACCGATGCCGGCGAACGATTGCATCTCCGCGGCGAACTTGGTCAGACGTGCCGAGTTGTTCGCGACCTCGTCGCCGTTTAGCCGCAGGGCCGTCTCCAATCCCCGCACCGCGTCCGCCTGTGCGTCATACGCTGCGTTGATCGCACCGATGCCACCCATTGCGGCCATCGCACCTTTGAACGCCGCGTAGGCCCCAGCGATGCCGGTCGTCAGTCGTGTCAGAGTCGCGGTAGATGCTGCCATCCGATCCGTCGACGCCTGAAGTCGCTTCATCTGCGATTCGACGGCGGTCATCGGCGCGGTGGCTTTGTCTTTGCCGCCGATCACGAAGTCCACGTTATTTGACACGTCGCCGCCTCCTATCCCGTTCTTCTTCGATGATGTTTTCCTGCCGCTTCAGTTCTTGCCGCAACTCGAACCACCAGGCCGATTGGTCGAGCAATCCGCCCGCCGTCGGCATGATGTCTTGCGTTGCCGCGATCACTTGCAGGTCATCTATCATTTCGGGACCAATGTATTTTGACGGACATTCTGACAGCCAGAATGATCCGCTCTCGCACTCTTCGCACCCTTCGCCGCCGCACGCCGGGCACTCGATGCCGATAGGGTCGGCCACGTACAGATCACGGCATCGGCTCGAGCACGACTTGCAAAGTTCGCCGCACCTCACGAGTGCGGCTACTCTGATTTTTTTTTGTCACCCGCATCCACTTTTGACGAATCGAGCACCGCCCCAAACACTTCGGTCATTTCCTCCAGCGACAGCACATCGCCGATCGCGTCACGGCCGAACGGGATCGCGTCGCCGGTCGCTGGGTCGTTCATGTTTTCCCAGCCGATCAGGCAGACCTCGGCCGCGTCCAGCGCCGAATCGATGATCCGGTCGGCGTCGCCGCTTGCATCCTTCATCGACCGCATCGCCGCCATGAGCCGCCGCTGCTGATTAAGCGTTAGCGTCCGCGCGAAGATGCGCGGCTGCGACTCGGTCGGCTTGTCGACGTCGCACGCCAGCACCATCGTGATACGGCTGTTCGGGTCTAGGCTGCGAGGCATCAGGTGCTATCTGCGTTGAAGGTAATGGTCAGTTCCGAATCGGGCGTTGCTCCGGCCGTGCAAAGCCACGTGATGTCATCCGTGACCATGCCGTTTCGGTCGCCCTTCTGCTTGTCCTCGATTTGTGCCGCCGGGGCACTGATCACGAGCGTCGAATCGCCAACGCCGGTCAGCGTCGCAGCGAGAACGCCGGTCGTTCCGGCGGTCCATTGCATCTCCCGATTCGCCGTCGCCACCAGCACCGCTTCGGGATCGGCGGTAATGATCGGGGCCCGGTTCGTGACCAGTGCCGATTTGATGCCCGTGCGATTGCCGGTTTCGGCACATTCGCGGAGTATCACTTCGTTACCGGCGTCGATCGTCGCGGAGGAAGTGCAAAGCGCTCCTGCCGCCCAGGTCAGCGTTCCGTTGGCAAACCGCAGTGCCGGGGCTGTCGGGTAGGTCGGGGCCAGTATGGTGGCGTCGGTTTCGTTTTCGAAAAACTTGCCTTGAAAGGTAAACTCGATTTCGGCCGCCTTGCCGGTTTCCAAGGTAATCACGAACGTCCCCATGCAGCCCGAAAGCCGCCGCAATTTGCCGTCGACGTATTCCCCGATCGTGATCGTCTTCGGCAATCCAACGCCGCCAGGTCCGCGGCTGATCGGCGAAAAGACGCCAGCCGTATCGACCCACCCGCAGGCCGGCAAAAGCACTGACGCCCACGTCGGGATATTGGTCCCGTCGTAGGTGAGGTTGTGCCGAATTGTGGCGGTCCCGGCTTGCATCTCTGGCACGCTGGCGAGGTAGTTAAACCCGCCCTGGCCTTCACGACGAGTCATTGCCATGTTGCGTTGAATCGAAAACTCCAACGCACTGTATACACCCTCCGCACCGGCCAGCGTTTCGGCCGTTCCGATTCCGGCCTCAGTCTTCGCCGCAAATACTCGTCGCCTGGTCAGTAGTGCCATGTCGCTCCCCTATGTTTGAACGAGCCCGTTAGCTCGCAGGACGTTTAGATTGATTCGTCGTTCGATCTGCTTTGCCAATTCCGCTTCGATCGCCTTTCGCTGGTCCGGTGCCATCTTTCGCTTGGTAAACACGCCCCAGGGGGACGGGCCGAACAGTTTCTTGATCTTCTCCCGCCGCATCCCTTGATACCTGCCACTGGAAGCCTTTCCAAAAACGCCGGTTCGCCGAAATACATGATTGCCAATAGATCGCACAATGAACGCACTTTGGATTGTGCCGCGTTTTCCCTGCTTGCTGATCTTGTAGCTTACGCCTGCCTTAGTTTGCCTAGCCCCAAACTCCCGCAGTGGAAGCCTGTCTGATTCGAGTAGCGACACCTGAGCCGTTAGCGTTTGTGACGTCGATTGCTTCACCAGCTTTAGCACCGAATCGACGGCGGGTTTTTTGATGTTGACCTGCTTTCGAATATCTCGCCCGATGTCCAGTCGTGTCTTCTTTGACGTCGCGTTGATCGCCGCGCTGATCTCTTTCGGAAGCGACTTCTTCGCGTCGCCTACCGCCTTCGTGAGCCTTGCTAACTGCGGGGCCGCGATCTCGATTGCGATCATGCCCGGGCCACCGTTGGATTGTTTTCGTCCGTGCGAAACGTGATGAAAAACCGCACCATCACTCCCGCAATCGCTCCCGTCTCATCTGTGTATTCCTCGACCGGCCCGATGGTCGTGTTGATCGCCAACCCGCCCCACTGGTGCCACAATGCCGCGTTAGTTGCCGCCGTCACGATGCCCGACCACATGCGGTTCTTGAAAGTGTCAATCGGCGTCGTGTCAAAGTCTGACGGCTTCACCATCCCGGCGACGATCGCCTCTAAGTCCCATCCTTGAGCCGGCGGGTTGCCTGGGCACGACGCCTCGGGATTCGGATTGATAGTCCCCTGGTGGACGTGAATCTGCATATCCTTCGGCTGCCATGTCGCGACCCGCGTCGACCGAAACGACGTGGCGAACGTCGCCATCCGCGTTCTGACCTCCGCCATAATTCGCTCGACGACTGGCTCGCTCATCACATGACCGCCAAATGGGTAACGCCGGAATCCTGAGCTAGCAGCGTCATCACGCTAAACCGCTTCGGCACTTGCTCGCCAATCTTTCCGATCATTTCGATCTCGTCCCGCCCGGTGTCCAGTTCTTGCGACGCGATGCCGGATCTGCAGGAGTTGTAAACGCGAATGGTTGCGGTCGGCATGACCGCGTTTCCGCTCGCGTCAAAAATGGCGGGCGGGTTGCGTTCGATGATGGCGGTAATCGAACGCTTCCCGCCGCCACTTGGAACGTACTTGACCGGCTCCCCGAACTGCTCCAAGAGCATCGGGAATCCCGCGTTAGCGAAGTGCTGGTCAAATACGCTTGGCATGTCAG